CGGCTTTTCGAACATGCGCCCAAGCGCCTGACCGCGCTTGCAGCCAAGAAGAATTGGCGTCTGCCCGACGCCGATCAGCGGGCGGCTATGTCCGCCGCCAACCGTCCGAACAAGGAGACTCCCATGACGGACAAGACCAAGGCGGACGATACGGCCGCCGATCTCGCCAAGGCTACTGCCGACGCGAAGAACCGTATCAAGGCGATCATGACCTCGGAAGAGGCCAAGGGTCGCGAGGATCTGGCATCGCACTTCGCCTACGACACGGAAATGACGGCCGAGGCCGCTGTCGCCGCGCTCGGCAAGGCCCCAAAGGCTTCCGAATCGGCCCCGGCCAAGACAGATGCCGAAATGCACGAGGATCGCCGTCTCAACGGCGAAGGCCTCAAGGGCGGCAAGCCGGCACCCACCGCTACGAAGGTCGATCTCGTGGCGATCATGAAGAAGCAGCTCGGCGTGAAGGAGGCCGTTTGACATGCCCATTCTCATCACTGAAGGCCGCTACGCCAGCGATTGGCTGAAGGCGGAAAGCCACAACTCGGGCTACAGCCGCGAGGAAGTCGTCATCGTGTCGGGCGCCGGCAAGGTGGCGTCCGGCACCGTGGTCGGAAAGATCACCGCATCGGGCAAGTACAAGCCGGTGACGGTCGCCGCAGAGGACGGTTCCGAAGATGCGGCTGGCATCCTGCTGGAAGCCGTCGACGCCACCTCCGCCGATGCGCCGGCGGTCATCATCGCTCGCGAAGCAATTGTCGTTCACCAGGGCCTGAAATACGGCGCCGATGTCGACACCGCGAACGAGCGCGCGGCTATCCATGCTGCACTCGGCGCCCTCAACCCCCCCATTCTCGTTCGCGAAGGAGCCTGAACGATGAACATCCTCGACATCTTCGGCGATGCCGCGTTCAGCGCCACGTCGCTGACCAAGGCTATCAACGTCGTGCCGAACGACTACGGTCGTCTGCGCGAACTCGGCCTCTTCAATGAAGAGACCATCCCCACCACCAGCGTTGCCGTTCAGTACGAGAACGGCACGCTGAACCTGCTGCCGACTCGCGAGCGCGGCGCGCCGTCGTCTCTCGCGATGCCTGAGAAGCGGAATGCCCGCGTCTTCAACTGCTTCCACATCCCGCATGACGATTTCGTGCGTGCCGACGATGTGCAGAACATCATCGCCCGTGTCGGCGAAGCCGGTGCTCTGGAAGCGGTCGCCGACGTGGTCGCGCGCAAGGAGCGCACGATGCGCCGCAAGCACTCGATCACTCTGGAGCATATGCGCTGGGGTGCTCTGCGCGGCAACATCCTGGACAGTGATGGCAGCTCGCTGCTGAACCTGTTCACGGTGTTCGGCGTAACCCAGAAGTCGATCGACTTCGTCCTCGGCACCACCGGCACGGACGTCGGCGCCAAGATCGACGAGCTCTCTGGCTATCTGGAGGACAACCTCCTCGGCGAAACGATGGACTATGTCCACGTCTTCGCTTCGCCGGAATGGTTCGCCAAGCTCGTCGGCCATGCCACGGTGAAGGACGCGTTCAAGTACTACGACGCGCTCAACGCCGCCAACAACCCGATCCGCGAGGATGTCCGTCGCCGCTTCGTCCACAAGGGCGTTGTGTTCGAAGAGCATCGCGGCACCGCGCAGTATGTTCAGGAAGACGGCACCTATGCGACCCGTCGCTTCGTGCCGTCCGGTGAAGCGATCGCCGTACCCATGGGCACGACGGATACGTTCTCGACGTATTTTGCGCCGGCCGACTTCATCGACACGGTGAACACCATGGGCGAGCAGATTTACGTGCGCCAGGCCATCGATCCTGAGTTCCAGCGCTGGGTGAAGCTGCACAGCCAGTCCAACCCGCTGCCGATCGTCAAGCGGCCGGCTCTGCTGGTCAAACTGACGTCGAGCAACTGAGGAGGCTTCCATGCAGGTACGCAACAAGAAGAGCGGCGAGATCGAGACTATGCGTCATGGTCCGGCCACCGCCGCTGTCGAAGCCGGCACGCACGAGTTCGTCAATCTCGATGCGGACGGTAAGCCGAAGGCTGACAAGGCGAAAGCCGCCAAAGCCAAGGCCGACGACAAGAAGTAAAGCGAGAGCCGCACCATGCCTCTTGCAGCGCGTTTCCATGATGTGCGGGACCGGGTTCTCGCAGCTGTGGACCGTCGGTTTGCGGAACCGGTGCGGCTCTCGTTTATGAAAGCAGGCGTGGTCGACCCCGGCCGCGCAATGGTCGAGATTGAGGCCATCTTGCGGGTGGCGGGCGACGCGTCCGCTATCACGCTCAAGGGCTCGTCTGGTGGCGGTTGGGCTCCGATCATCGAAGCTGGCAAGGCTGAGCTTCATATCGATCGGGCGACCTATTCCGGGCCATCGCTCAGGACAGGGGACCGCGTCAAAGCGCTCTCGCGCCAGGGGGAGCCATGGTTCGAGGTCGCCTCTGTCGACGACCGGACGCAGGGCCGGCTCGTGGTCAAGCTGAACAACAAGTAGGCGCCCATGTCTCTCGCGCGCATCGCAATCCGCATCGCCGCAGTCGAGGCGCTGAAAGGCAAGACCCTTGTCGGCGACCGCGTGCTCGATAGCCAGATCGCAGCGCTTGAGGCGGACGCCGACGGCAATATCCAGATCGACGAGGAAGCGCCATTCATCGCGGTGTACACCGATGCCGGATCGACCTCCGACGAAGATATTGCCGACAACTCACTGACTGCCAATGGCGAGACGGAACTGATCTTCGAAATAGGCATCACGGCGGCCATGATGGAAACCAACCCGGAGACGGGGGAGTCCACCATCGCTGGGATCGGTATACCGTCAACAGACCGGAATTTTGAGTTCTTCCTCGACATGACGGCGCGCCAGATATCGGATGCGCTCCGGGATGAGTCCAGCGCGTGGAGCAATATCTTCCGCGACCTCTACTATGACGTCGTCAGGATCGACCGGCTACGCGCCGCTAGCGAGGCGAAAGGGCTTCGCCTCGCCGGTCAGCAAATCCGGCTTGCGGTGCATCTCGTCGATGATCCGCTGAAGAATGATGGTGACTCAGAGAAGGTCGCGCCATTCACCGCGTTCCTAGACGCGATGGACGCAAGCGGAAACCCTCAATACGTCACCCAGGCGAACCTGATGCGCGCTGCGCTCGGGCTTTAAGGAGACCTCCCATGGCAGACCTGACGATTACCGCCGCGAACGTGGTGGCGGGGGCAAACTCTGTCGCGAAGACAGGCACCGCTGGTGAGACGATTGCCGCCGGGCAGCCCGTCTATCAGTCCTCCACCACCAAGAAGTGGATGAGGGCCGATTCCAACTCCGGAACAGCGGAGGCCCGACGCGCCATGGGCATCGCGCTTAACGGGGCGGCTCTTAATCAGCCGCTCGCCATCCACACCAGCGGCGACCTGACGATAGGCGCCACGCTCACCGCCGGGACCGCCTATTACCTGTCCGACACTGCTGGCGGCATCTGCCCGCTCGCTGACGTCGGCAGCGGCGAGGCCGTGTGCATGCTCGGCATTGCCAAATCCGCAGCCGTTCTCGCGGTTGGCATCCAGTTCCCCGACGTGGTGCTCTAATGGCGGTCTGGCTGATCTTCAAGGCAGACTGGGATCACCGTCCGCACGTCAACCAGGTGATCGCCTACAAGGCTGGCACGCGCGTCTACGTCCCTCAGTCCGTGGCCGATCTCGCCATCGCCGCCGCGAAGGCCGAAGCGATCGACAAGCCCGTAGACCTGAAATCCACGAAATCCGGCGGCGTCGAACCCGTCAAACCCGCGCCGGTAAAGCGCGACAGCAAGGAGGCCTGACATGGCACAGCCGACTACTCGCCGCGGCACGAAGCTACGCGTCCTGCAGGGCGACGGCGCAACACCGTCCGAAGCGTTCACCGCGTACTGCGCGATCAACGCGAAAGAACTGCAGTTCACGTCGCAGACTGGCGAATTCTACGTTCCCGATTGCGCCGATCCAGACGCGCCGGCATGGCGCCAGATCGTCAAGAGCGGCCGCGCGCTCACCGTGACCGGCTCCGGCACGCTGGCGATGGAGCATCTGGCCGATTATCAGGCCGCTTACGACGATGACGAGCCGCTCAACTACCGGATCGAACTCGACGTCACCAACGCCACGCACGGCGGCTATTGGGCAGGCAAGTTCGCGCTCACCGATTTCGGGGTGACGGGCAATGACGCCGAGCTTATCCAAGTCTCTATTACGCTGCAGAGCGACGGCCCCGTGACCTGGTTGCCGACCACGTGAGCCGGGACTACAAATCCTGTGAAGTGATGCTCGAATTCGGCGACGGCGAGTATCTGTTCAAACTGCCGCTGAAGATGATCGCCGAGTTGCAGGACAAGTGCGGCAAGGTAGGCATCGGCACGATCTACCGCCGCGTCCTTACTGGCGACTTCCACGGCGAAGATCTGATCGAAACCGTTCGCTGCGGTCTGATCGGCGGCGGGGTGCCAGGCCCTGATGCGCGCAAGCTGATCGACCGCTACTGCGATGCCTGGCCGCTGGAAATCTGGCACCAGCACGCGATGGCGATCCTCACCGCGTGCGTGCAGGGCTATGCCGGAGACGCGGCGCCAAAAAAAGGGAAAGCGAGGGGGGCGAAGCCTGGTTCTCCCTCGCCGACGCCTACGGAAACTGCGCCGTCATAGGGCTGACCGATCCGGCTAAGGTCGATCGGCTCACTCTCTGGCAGTACGATGCTTTGTCGACAGAGTGGCAAGCCAGGCAGCCTGACCATGATGCCCCGATGGAGCCGCCGTCCCGCGAAGACTACGAGCGCGGCCGGGATGAGATGATGGCGCGGCACAACGTACATTGAGGTTCCCACTCATGGCAAAAGCGGCAGAGGTCGTCCTTCAGTTGCGCGCCGAGAACGCGCAATATCTGGCCCGGTTGCGTCAGTCGGAGGCTCAGTTTGCGAAATCGCTGGGGAACATCCAGCGGCAGGCCGGCGCGGCCGCCGCCTTCCTAGGGACTAGCCTGGGGGGCATCGGCGCCGCTCTCAGCGTGCGCGAGATCGCGACCTACGCCGACGCTTGGACTGAGGCGGGCAATATGGTCAGGGCGGCGGCCACGTCGGCCGGCGTGAGCGCTCGGTCCCTAAATGACCTGAAGGACGAGGCGAACAGCGCCCGGACGGACCTCGGCGCTTACGTCGACCTGTATGCGCGGTTGATCCGTTCTGCCTCCGGCGTGGCAAAGTCCGAACAGGAGATCGCCGACGCTACCAACATCGTCGCCAAGGCCTTCAAGGCTGGTGGCGCCTCCGCGTCCGAACAGGCGGCCGGCATCTTGCAGCTCGGGCAGGCGCTGGGTTCGGGCGTTCTGCAGGGTGACGAGCTGAGGTCGCTGCGTGAGAACGCGCCGATCCTCGCGCAGGCGATCGCCGACGAGTTCAAGACCACGATTGCCGGCCTCAAGCAGTTGGGAGCAGAGGGCAAACTGACGTCGGATCGCGTGTTCCGAGCCATCATCAATGCCCAAAAGCCGATCGAGGAACAGTTTCGCTCCACCAATGCGACGATCAGGGACGCCATCACACAGGTCAACAACGAGTTCACGGCCTACATCGGGAATGCGGACGCTTCCGCCGGCGCCAGCCGTCAGCTTGTTGAGGCCCTCCAGTTCCTCGCCACAAACTTCAAAGAGGTCGGCGATACGGTCATTCAGTTCGCCACGATCTTGATAGGCGCACTTACGGGGCGCGCGCTGGCTGGCGTTGTGGTCGGGCTCGGCAACGCAGTCGTAGCGCTGGGCAGCTTCCTGACCGCACTGCGCGCAGGAACGGTCGCCGCCGGCAGTTTCACGGCCGCCCTCGGGCCGATCGGTCTCTTGGCTGGTGCTGCGGCGGCCGCCATCTACGTCCTGTCACGTAGCCAGGATCAAGCCGAGAGGGCGGCCGGGACCTTTCGCAAGGCGGTGGCGGACAATGAAGCCGCGCTGAAGAACACAACCGACGCGACCTATGCCCAGGTCGACGCGCTTCGGCAGTTGATCGCGGCGCAGGCGCAGGCTGCGAGAGCGGCCGCAACGCAGGCTAACGCTGACTTCGACACAGCGATCGGTCGACGGGATGCCTTCAGGGGCGCGACTGGCGGCTACGACTTTGCACCGTTCACCTATGCCGTTGACGTGGCAGATCGACGGGCGGCGGCTCTCGACCTAGCCGCCGGCAAGCTCGAGGAGCAGCTTGCCGCGACTGAAAAGCTGCTGAGCACGAAACCGTCGGGGTTCGGCGGGGGCAATGGCGCTGCCGGCGATGGCGACGGAAAGAGCGGGAAAGCGAACGCTTTTGAACGCGAGATACGCCAGATACGCGAGCGCACCGCCGCACTCCAGGCTGAAACGGTTGCGCGGGCCGGGCTCAACCCGCTGATCAACGACTACGGGTTCGCGCTGGAAAAGGCGAGGGCGGTCGCAGAGCTTGAGAATGCCGCGCTGCAGGCAAAAGTCGCGCTGACCCCGGAGGTCAAATCCAAGATCGACGAACTCGCGAACGGCTATGCGAATGCTGTCGTGCAAGCTGAAATGCTGGCTGAGAGCCAAGAGCAGGTCCGCGATCACATGGAGGAGATGGCAGACCTTGGCCGCGATGTCTTCGGCGGGTTCATCAATGACATGATGGCAGGGCAGACCGCTGCCGAAGCTTTGGCTGGTGCGCTCAGCAAAGTAGGCGACAAGCTCCTCGATATTGCGATGAACTCGCTGTTCGGTGGTGGTGGCGGCGATTTTGGTATTCTAGGCAGCCTGCTCGGCATTGGGGGCGGGTTCGGCACCAAGACGGGCTTCATGGATATGCTCACCGGCCGCGCGACTGGCGGCCCGGTCACGAAAGGTCAGCCTTACATCGTCGGCGAGAAGCGGCCGGAGCTGTTTATTCCGAACCAGTCGGGAAGGATCATCCCGAGCGTCCCGAAGCTCTCCGCTCCCGCCGGACCGGGAGGCGCGGGAGGCATCGTGGTGAACTTCTCACCCGTGATCGACAACCGCGGGGCGTCAGTTGAAGCCGTGGCGCGCAACGAGCGGCAGCTTGCCAAGATGAAGGCGGAACTGCCGGCGCTGGTGGTGCAG